CCGCAATCCGATCTCAATATTAAGGAGTTCATCACCAGCATAGTCAAGATCGCCAAAAGTAGCAGACTTAATGAAAGCATTCCGGAGTACCCAGGTGCCAATAGTCTCCCCTTCACCATCAAGTTCTCTAATTTTGACAGTTCCTATGCCATCGGTCAGGGAATTCGCCTTGTTGATGGTGCCAACGCGCCCATCGACTGTTGCGATCCTCTGGTGAGGAGGAGGCAAATAACCAGATTTTTCTAGAGCGCTTAAAAGAAGAGCTTGTCCATCTGGCTGGATCGAATTTATCAGCGTAATAGTTACCTCATTCCAAGTAAGAGAACCAGGATAGTAATACGTATTTCCTAAAAACTTGTGCTCAGTCTCAGAAACCTCAAAGGAGGGCTTCGTAGCAGTTTTCGCCAAATAAGGCTCGAAGTCTCCGATTCCGCTCATGCTCACCAAAAATCTATGTTGTCTCTTTGGTTCGCTAGCATTATTTGTCCAAAATGGCATTTTAAAAGTCTCCTTTGGGGTCTAGGGTAATTAGAGTCATCTTATGAAAAATCCTTTTCTTTTCGTCTTAGTCAACGAAAGATGCTCCAGTTCGTGTAATGTTAAAGTCTATTGCAATAAACTCAATAGCTCTCGTCGGCTTCAAGAAGATCTGAGCGTAGAGAATATTTCTATCGATCAGCTCAGGAGTCGTCGTTGTTTTGTCCAGGATCACCTTAAACTCAGTGAGACCAAATCGAGTCTGCACCGAGGACAAGAACGGCTCGACCTTGCCCAAGAACCGATCCCAAGTAGTTTGAACGTTGGGAGAAAACAAGAGCGTGGCAGCCATCTGCGAAATTCGCTTCTTCAGGAAGATCATGAGCCTACGCACATTAATGCGGTCAAGGGCTGACGGAGTCACCTGAAGGGTCTTCTGACCAAAAATCACGATTCCTTCTGCGGGGAACTTGGCAATGGGGTTAACGTTGGCCTCATATAGATCGTCTCGATCGACGCGTCGCAACTGATGCGATACGTCCACCACGGGGATGCCTGCAGCACCTTCCGTAAGGCCGCCGCGATTAAAGCCTGCGGGAGCAAACCAAACCTCACTCTTCTGCTGTGAGCTAGAGAAGGTACCAATCGCAGCAACAGAGGGCGGTAGCCACACAAAGTTGCCACCAATCGTATCTCTAGCGCGTACCCACGGGTAGAAGGCACAACCATAAGAAGAGTTAATTGCACGGTCTCGCAAATTATTAACTACAGTCTTCAAACTGGAGGCCGTATTGTTTCGGGCGATCGCTGTGCCGTCCTCGCGAGGCTGGAAACCGCCTCTTAGGTCGATAACTGCCAAAGCATCTGCACGCTCTTCACAAACGTTAAGCAAGTGTTGCGTGAGACCTTCGTGAGTAAGAGCCGGGATGCTTGCAAGATTCATTTCGACCACTTCGGGGTCTGCAAGAGAATCAATAGCCCTCTTGATGGAGTTGAATTGATAACTGTTCTGTTCAGTAATCCCATCAATACCATTGAGCAGGCGGCTGTTGAACGGGTCCATCTCGGTAATATCGAGTCCATCGAAACCACCATAAAGCGGGACCGTAAAACGATCAAAGCCGCGGTCGAGGACGCCTGAAACCGCGCCACTCTGACAAGTGAGAGAAGTTCCAGCAGCGTGTGAGCCAGATACCCACTCGGCAAATTGCCCGGAACCGCTGACATCGTCAAGCGTGAAGAACATTGAGAGTTCGCGCTGTCCCGAGGATGCGCCGCCAAACATGTTGCCTACTATTCCCCCACGAGCCAGTAAAAGATCAATGGTCGAGTCGTCAAAAGTGGTACTGCCCGTTGTGCGCGTAGTCTGAAGTCCAAAATACGCGTCGGATGCTACAGCAAGATTGCCTGCTGAAGCGCTGACACGAAGCTCTGGCGCAGGATAAAGCACCGAAGCCGTGATATGAGAACCGCTAACTACAAATACATTCTCAGCCATGATCGTTGACATATTGTCGAAAGTACCCGAGGCAGACCCCGAAAAGCGACCGGAGCCGACGATCGTGCCGGTAACCCAGTTGCCACCAGTTTTACTGCCGGACATAATCGTTGTCTCATCCTGATACTTAACAATTCCCTTAAAACCAAAGGGAAGGATGGAAGCATTAAGGCCATAATTTTCAACGTTGCTGGCCATTCCCACTCGAATATAGCTGGAACGGTTATCCCAGTCTCCTGAAATCTTATAGCGACGTTCCGCACTAACCCAAGTTCGTCGACAGTCGCCCACTAGGCGGGCTACGTAATTAAGAGAATCAGGATTTAAGTTGCAATTATCAAATTTCTCAACAACCTTTACCACGTTATCGCTGTCATCAAGTTTTCTCACAACAATACTGAAACTTCCATAAGCATTAGACTCATTGCTAGAGGCCTTAATGTCCTGAATTGAAACCTTAAGATTTTTATTCGTCCAGGCACCAGGCTGCTCCAAAGCATGAATCGTAAACAAAGTAGGCATTGTCGTAACATTGAAGTTGTTTGAGGATGTTCCGCGCTCGGCGGTATCAGAGCCAATAATCGCAGGAGTCTGTGCATTCTGCAACGGATCGTCATGCGACACGCCAACGTTGGTCCCTCCATTGTTGTCCAACTGAACGACAGCGGCCCACGTGGTGCTAGCCGTAATGTTTGCTTTCAGGTGGCGATCAAAAGTTTCGCCTAACCAATAATTGTCAGCTGTTTCCGTAATGGTTCCGTTAGTAGCTTGAGGATTGGTATTGAAAACCTTTCTAATATACTTAGAATCCGCGCGAGTGAAATTGAAAGAGGAAGTAAGTCCTGTAGTCGACTGCGCATCAGAGACAACCATCTTGAATTCATAGGGAACACCTGTATCTTGAACAATTACGGAGGAGCCTGATGCAGGGGGGCCGGCGTAAGCCGTGACAGCATCAGTACCCAGAATATTTCCTGAGAGCCAAAGATTGGTAGTAGAGCCAACAGTATAAAAAATTGCAGCGAGGGCGCCCTGCAGGGAACCGGAACCGCCATCGGTATAACTACCACTCGCGCCGGCAGGACCTTTCCACTTAGAGCCACTAGCGTACTGGGGCTCGAAGACAACGAGGCCCCAGGCCTGTCCGTTGTCACCACCGCTCCAGCCAGCGTCTCCTTCGCCCGTAAGGGCACCGTCAGCTTCAGCGCCGAGGAGCCTTACATAAGTGAGGGGAGAGCTATTTTTGAGATATGCTTGTGCAGCATATGCGCCGTAAGTAGGGGCCGTTGTGCTGGCACCCACGCGCCAAACATCTGAGCCACCGTCGCCGGCACTCGGTGCACCGAAAACATTAACAAAGTCTTCAAACGATTCGACTTGTACTGGGCGAAGGCCCGGCCCTTTTTTGGCGCGGCCTATGATAACGGGGCCAATGCCCGCTGGTGATGCGGGAATCTGCGAATTATCGATCTCATCGACGAAGACTCCCGGCGAAACGAATCTAAAGTTTTTAACTGACATTAGCGTATCTCTCCTCTAAGACTGGATTGTCTTATTAAATAGTGTCTTACATTGGCAACAGACTTATTCTCTTTTAATCTAAATAAAATGTTAATTCCACCAAAGGGCTCTTATTATTTGCAGCACTTGTTGGAGCTGGGGCCCGAGTGGTCGCGGCCGTCGGGAGCTAGATCACTGCCCGGTGACGCCGAAGACCTACTTGTGTTCTCGTCGCGCGCCGAAGACCTACTTGTGTTCTCGTCGCGCGCCGAAGACCTACTTGTGTTCTCGTCGCGATAAGCGCCGTCTTTGATGGTATCAGGAATATCCCCCAGAATTGAACGCTCGCGGCCGATCCTAAATTCAACAGCATTTTCTCTTGTAACAATTGAGGGCGTTTCATGGTTTTCGCCCTTTCCTATTAAATAACCGAGTACTTCTACGGTCACCATGGTTTCATAATTACGTTGCTCCATCCCAAGATTGGTTTGATTGGAATTATCAGCAAAGGACCCATCAATAAATACTTCATAAAAATGTCCCAATGCATTAATTCTTTTAGGCATCCTAGAATTGCCGGCAATTGTAAAAAATGGCCGAATTAGCTCATTCATCTGTTTTTGGTATTCAGTTCTAAGAGCAATTTCGTAGGTAACCGTGACCCATGTAGGAAGGGGAATAGTTATAGTATTATACACTATCCGCTGGCTGTTCTGGTCTCGCTTATTAACATTATACCTTCTTCCTCGCACGAGCCCCTTAGGCCCATAGGTTTTACCGGCCTGGGCGTTCTGGTAGCGTGCAGTTTTTTCTTGGTTTATGTGGCGCGCAATAGTGATCGTCCCGCCTTTGGAATCAGGAACCGGATATAAATTGGCATAGGGGAGCCCCCGTCGATCAGGCTCTTTGTTGATCCCCGTACGTGCGATTGTAATAAGAGGAAGCACAAGAGCGCCACTTTTATCCCTCAAATCTTTATTGTCTTTTACCTGAAAGGCTCGCTCGGCGGTCGTCCATAGCACGGGCACCTTTTTAAACCCTTCATTAGAATCCAGGTAAAGATCCAGCTCGACATTAACTAAATTCCACATGGCCCGATCAATAGTTTCTAAACCTGACGGCTGAAGCTTTACTTCTTCGAGCTGATCTTCAACCTTTTTGTTGCCAATATGAGAGTATCGTTTTTCCCGAGTTTTTTCCTCGATTTGTTCCTGGGTTCTCTTGCTGCGCGTTCTTTTGTTATGTGCCATGGTTTAAGCCTCCCCCTTAGCCTACATATATACCAGCTGGCACATTCGAAAGAACTTTAGCAGCTGCATCTTGCATGCCAGAATCAGTCTCAGCCATTTTATCATACGTCATCTCTGACAAAATTGTCTTCAATTCCTCCCTTAAGGTCGACTGTTCGTCTTTGGCCTGTGAGAGT